TTCACCGGTGCACGCAACTCAGGCTAGACCGCAGTGCTCGAGGAGGGCATGGTTGCCAAGCCGCTCGAGACCTTCTCACCAAGAGATTCACAATACATCGAGTCCTCGCAGCTCGCCAGAGAGATCGTGGCCGGAGCCTATGGCGTCCCGGCAGGCCTGCTTGGTCTAGGCAACTCAACCTACGCATCTCTGACAGAACAGAATCGCCAACTCTACCAGAACGCACTTGCACCTTGGCTCACCCTGATTCAGGAAGAACTCGAAGCGCAACTAGTTCCAGAGTTCGAGAATGAGGGCGTGTATCTTGAGTTCCAGTTGCAGGACAAGTTGCGCGGTTCATTCGAAGAGCAGGCAGCAGTTCTTCAGGCTTCAGTCGGAGCACCATACCTCACTCGCAACGAAGCAAGAGCACGGCTCAACCTTCGCGCAATCGAGGGCGGAGACGAACTAGTCACACCTCTCAATGTGCTCATCGGTGGTCAGGCAAGTCCACAGGACAGCGTCAGCGATGACCGCGTCGTCGGCACACTGTCGAGCAACGAGATTCAAGCCAAGAGCGCTCTCGGTCGTGACACCTATGTCAACATCCGCAACGAAGCTGCGAAGGAACTGAACGCCGTGTTCAAGTCGAACCTCAATCGGCAACGCCGGTCAGTCATCAGCAAGCTCGGAGCACAGAAGAGCCTCATCTCAGAGGTGAAGGCTGATGCACGTCGAGTCTATGACCGCAGCAGGTTCGACAAGGAACTTGCGGCAGACCTTCTGCCGGTAATGCGCAAGACAGCCAAGAAGTCTGCCGCGACGGTCGGAGAATGGGACATCGAGAATGGTGAGAACTACCTCGCAGCAGTCGCTGAGAACGCAGCCAAGCGAGTCAACCTAGCAACCCAGGAAAGAATCGCCAACCGGCTCTCTGATCTTGACGATGAGGAAGACTTCATCGATGCAATGGACGAGCTATTCGACAAGATGACAGACGGCAAGGTCATCTCTGCTGGGTATTCAATCGCAGCATCTGTCGCCAACTTCGCTCGTATTGAGAGCGCCGGTGCCAACGGTAGACGAACCAAGACGTGGATCGTGACCAGCGGGAACCCGCGCTCTTCACACGCAGCACTTGATGGCGAGACAGTAGCAATGAGTGAGGACTTCTCAATCGGAGCACCTTGGCCCGGACACCCGTCGCTTGATCCGGAAGAGACTGCCAACTGCCAATGCATCTGCGACTTCGGAGATTGAGATGCCATACTTCGTGACCAACGAGAACCCAGACTGTGAAGGATGGGCAGTGGAGAAGGAAGACGGCGAAGTCGTTGGCTGCCATAGAACAAGGCAAGAAGCAATCGACCAGATGGTGGCAATCTCTCTAGCCGAGGACATACCTGTCGGCGGCGAGAGATCGGTCAAGCAGTATCAGGCGCCAGAAGGCGCACGAGAAGAGGCCGCTCGCGGCCTCGCTTGGCGTGAAGAATACGGCAGAGGCGGAACACTTGTCGGCGTCGCTCGAGCGAGAGACATCGTCAATCGTCGCAATCTATCCGAGGACACGATTCGCCGGATGGTGAGCTACTTCGCAAGGCATGAAGTCGACAAGCAGGGAGAGGGATGGTCACCCGATGAGGATGGCTACCCGTCAGCAGGAAGAATCGCTTGGGCACTATGGGGAGGAGACCCCGGTCGCACTTGGGCCGAGCGTATCTTGTCCAGTCTTGAGCAAGAAGAGCAGAAGAGCACTGAATCTACAATGAAGGAGGCAAGAACTATGCAGGTCAAGTCATTCCCAGTCAGCACGATTGAGGTGAAGGCAGCGGCATCTTCAGAGGCGCCGCACGGAGAGTTCACAGCACTCGTGTCTGTGTTCGGGAACACCGATCTCGTCGGTGACCGCGTAATGCCCGGAGCCTTCAACAACAGCCTCGCAGCATACAAGGCAGCAGGCAAGACTCTTCCGATTGTCTGGTCACACGACTGGGGCAATGCGGAATCATTCATCGGCAAGGCACTCAGCGCCGAAGAGACATCAGATGGGCTTCTCATCAGAGGTGCATTCTTCGACACACCACGTGCGCAGACAGTTCGAACACTACTCGCAGAGCGTGTGGTGAGCGAGTTCTCGTTCGCCTATGACATCATCAATGAGCAGAAGGGTGCAGACGGAGTCAACGAACTTCTCGAGCTGAGCATCCTCGAGGCTGGACCAACCCTGAAGGGTGCCAACCCAGCCACACAACTGATTGCAGCCAAGGCTGCGAAGGTTCGCCACGGCAAGGCTGAACCCGATGAACTGAGTGAAGGTTCTTGGGTCGTCTGGGCCGGTGGCTATGGTCGAGTCGAATACATCATGACAGAGGGAACCTTCGGAGTCGAAGGCGACCCATTGAGCCTGCAAGCAACGCCAGAAGACCCGCTTGCTATGGTCAGGCTCTATGACGAGGAAGATGAGCAGTATCTTCCCAGCGAGTTCTTCCAGGGCTTCAGATTCAGCGAGCTTGAACTGAGCACCGAGAAGATGGCGAAGAGCGCAGTCTGGACACCCCGACTTGCGAACGCCAAGGCAGGGCGCACCCTGTCTACCAAGAACGAAAACCTCATCAAGCAGGCCAAGAGCATGCTGGACGAGGTTCTGAGTTCGCTCGAGACACCGGCTGAGCCTGCCAAGACCGAGGAGCCTACTGAGGCCAAGGTCGAGGAGCGGGGGATGGAACCGGGGATCGCAGTGGTCCTACTCGACATCGCTGATGCCGAGACAGACCTTCCCTAGCACCACAACCCAATCCAACAAGGAGACACACACATGAAGCACCTGATCGAACAGGCCAAGGCTCTTGCTGAAGCAGCAGCAGCCGAAGGCCGCGCTCTCACAGCAGAAGAGCGCGAAACTGTCGAGGCAGCCATCTCTGGCGCCAAGGCAGTGAAGGCAGATGCAGAACTTCGCAAGGCAGTCGATGCTCTCGGAGCAGAACTCGCCGATGCCAAGGTCGACGCATCAACAACAACTGCAGCACCTCGCACCACCGGTGGGAAGATGTTCGCAGACCCAGCATTCAAGGCATGGCTCACTGACGCTACCCGCAACGGGCAGCCAGATGTGAAGTCACTGCCGAACTCGCCGTCAGTATCTGTCGGCGGAATCAAGGCAACACTGCTCGGCTCGAGCGACACCTCTGCAGGCGCAACCATCAGCAATGATCGCTACGCCCCAATCGGTATCGCATACGGTCGCGGCGGTCTGACTGCACTTGACCTCGTCACCATCGGTTCAACAACTTCCGATGCAGTCGAGTTCGCTCGCGCAATGCGCATCACTGGTGGACAATCCGTCAACGCCGCAGCACCTGTGGCTGAAGGAGACCCAGCAGCAGAGTCCACACTGACATTCGTGAAGGACACAGCGGTAGTCAAGGACATCCGCACATTCCTTCCGGCTTCAGTTCGTGCTCTCTCAGACAGCGCACAGCTCGAAACTATCGCCAACAACTACCTCACCTACGCAGTGCAGGAAGAGTTGGAAGACCAGATCATCAACGGAAACGGCACCGGTGAGAACATGACCGGTATCTTCAACACCGGCTACGTCCAAGCTCAAGCGTTCGACACTGACATCGTCACGTCGATCCGCAAGGCTATCCGCAAGGTCCAGACCGTGGGCAACAGCCGCGCATCAGCGGTTCTCGTTCACCCAGAAGACAACGAGAAGATCGACTTGCTTCTCGATGCGCAGGACACCTACCTCTTCGGAGGCCCTGCAACTGCCTCGACACCGACCATCTGGGGCTTGCCTCGCGTCGTGTCTTCAGCAGTTCCTGTCGGAAACGCCATCGTCGGCGACTTCCGCAAGAGCATCATCTGGGAGCGTCAACCACTGACCGTGGCGATGTATCCACAGCACTCTGACTACGCAATCAAGGGTCTCGTGGCTCTGGTTGCGAATGCACGCGCTGCCTTCGGTGTTCTACACCCAGAAGCGTTCTGCACTGTCGACCTGACAGCCTAGTCTGACGCAGCAACGGCCCGGTGAGGGGAGGCGAAGGCCACCTTCGCCGGGCCGTCGGCGTATCACCAATCAAGAGGAGAAAACACATGGCAATGATCATCGTAGAAACCGAGCCGGGCACACTAGTCCGCGTCCCGAAGGAAGAGGCAGAACGTCTCGGACTGAAGGAATGGACCAAGCCGGTTGCACCACAGAACAACAAGGCAGCCAAGCCGGGCAAGACCAAGAAGGTGCAGGCACCTGCAGTGGTCGAGACTGTCGAGGAGGCGCCGTCGGAGCAATCCGATGAGTAGCCTTGCTTCGGTCGCTGAGCTTGAGTCTTGGCTAGGTCGCGAACTCGATGACGAGGTAGCGGCACAGCAAGCCCTAGACATCGCATCTGATACCGTCAGAACCTACTGCGGTCACAGCATCTCGCAGGTGCTCAATGACACAGTGGTTCTCGACGGCACAGGCACGCACACTCTGATTCTGCCTGCGGCACCGGTGAACGGTATCGACAGCATCGAGGTTGACGGAGAGGCTCTCGAAGCCACGGACTACAAGTGGAGCAGGAAGGGCTGGGTGCGTCGCACCGACGGCCTTCTCTGGCCTACACTTCCCGGCTCGATTGAGATCGTCTACAACCACGGCTTCGCGGTCATTCCGAAGGCAATCGTGGGCGTCGTGCTATCGCTAGCCGGTCGCATTCAGGACGGCAGCAGTGGCATCAAGCAGGAGACCATCGGCTCATACTCTGTCACATACGGAGACCCGTCGCCGGTCCTTCGTGCCAACGAACAAGCAGCGCTGGATGCCTACAAGGTCACATCATGAGCTTCGACAGCCTTCTCAATCAGACAGCAACAGTCAGACGCCTCACAGGGACGACTGACCGCTACGGCAATGTCGAGAAGGCCTACGAGGACGATGCTACCATTCGCGTCCGCGTAGACCAGCAGAACGCCTCAGAGATCGAGACCAATGCTGGCAGCACCACAACCACCGCCCGAATCTACACCAGACATCTTGACATCAACGCTCACGACGAGCTTGTGATTGATGGAGTCACTTGGCGCATCATCGGTGAGCCAATCATCAGGCAGACCGCCTCACAGTTCCACCATCTTGAGATCAATGCAGAGCAGGTGCAGGCATGAAGGA